GGAAAACATATTATAGATGTTCCATTAGAATTTTGGTCTGACGATTTGGTTCAGGCCAAGAAGGCAGAGGTTCGCCTAGGAAGAGCCTTGTTACAACAACAACAACAACAGAAAGGATAAGTAACGTGTTCGGTAAAGCAGAAAGAGTAGAGAACCTGAGCGACCTAATGAATCGCTTCAACGACATAGCAACTGATGTCCTCAATGCACGCGGAGACAACAAGGGCATTAACAACAAGAAGGTTGCGGTTAGTGCGTACCGGGGAATGCTCTCCGCTTACACGGCAAAGCAACGACAGCTTAGCCTCAACAACATGGAGGGTACGAAGGAGATGAACAAGTTCGCCTTCGACAAGGCCACCATCGGCGAAAAGAAGACCAAGACCCCGCCGAGTGATGCGCAGATTGCAGCGGCAGCTAACGCTCGCAATCACAGGCTGGGTGATCCGGTCGTTGAGGGTCAGGAGATCAGGGAGGTGGGATCGTGAGCAAGTTGTCGGACAAGATCGTGTTCGTGGGTGGAGACAAGGAAATCAAGTCATCCATAAAGAAGAAGATCGCGAGCCATTGTCGGGAGGTTCTCGCGAAAAAGAGTGCGAAGAAAAAGTGAACTTAAGCTAACAGGAAAGGAGGTGAATTGAATGCAACAGCAACACGTAGTTAAACTGGTGGTTCCGAAGTCAGAATTGTGCGAGCTGTTCAGCTGGGTGGCTGCACTGAAGGGTACAGTCTTGGTGTCCACGTCGCTCGCTGAAAAACCTTACTTTAACGGCGAAGTAAGGAACGGCGAGAATGGTAAGGCCAAGGCCAAACCGGCTGCCTCGTACCTAGACGATGATCCTCGTCTTGTCAGGAATGAGGATGGCCGCATCGTTATTGGCGAGTCCCTGACTGGTCTGGGTCTGACTGAAGACTACCTTCGTTCTACCTCGACCAAGTGTGGAACGTCAGAGCATAAGGTGAAGATGGCAATACTTCGCCGCAAAGGCTCCAAGGCAGTCGCAAAATAATGCGATTGACAGCCACCGTTACCTAACTAAAGTCCTCGGATGTCTGTGTTCTATCAGCGCATAGATAAGTACCCGCCGGTTCTAGTTAGACTGATGGCTAGAAAGCCACGGGCCAATGGCAGCGGTAACGGCACAAGACCCCTATCCACCTGCGAGATTGCGAGCCTATCTGGTTTGCCTCCCTCAATGGTGGAAGGGTTATCTCATGCAACAACATGGAAGGGGGTGGATGTCTACACCGTTCGCGACTTCACGGTTGCTTGCGGTGTGGACTTCACTAACCCTTTGCACATGAAGAGATTGTCTCAGTATCTGCACAGGAGAGGAGCGTTTCATTACCTGCGAAAGGACAGCAGGTGGGGCGAGTACTATAGTCACTTGGTTAATTTGTGGCGCAAAACCTATGACGCAGGAGAGAATAAATGAACTCGAAGGGGAGATAAGGATGCTCCGCTTGGCTAGGAAAAACCTAGCTGCAACCATAGTTCGCGAGGATCGGCGGCTGCGACAGATGAGAGCAGCGTTAGCAGCCGAAAAGAAAACCGAGAAGATAAGAGCCAAGTACACGGACTACAAAGCTAAGGTTGAGGAACTAAAGTCAAAGATAACCAAGGCAAACAGTCAGATTTTACAGGAAGAACTGAATGAAATGGAACTGAAATGAAACTGAAGAAGGTAAATAATACATATCACGTCTGCTTTAAGGCCGAAGACGGCTCGATGATGCAGGCCGACACAAAGACAACGGACTATCAAGAGGCAACCAAGATAGCAGAGAGCGCAAAGGTTGGTGAGCTGGAGAGGGTGGCTAACATAACCCGACTAACCAACGAGATAGTAACAAAGATAGTAAGCGGAAAGGATATCCGTCTGCGTGATGCGCTGAGTCGGTACGAGGTCTGGGCTAACAACAACCTAACAAGAAGGACAGCGCAGAGCCATGTTTCCTATGCGGCCAAGTTCATTGATGACGAAAATCTACGCCTGAAATCACCTGAAGAGGTGACGGATGAGGTCGCGAGCAACTTCATTAACCCAAAGAATAGCAGCATTAAGGCGTCAACCCGTAGGGTAAGGAAGGCAGCAATCAAAAGTTTTCTAGAATACTGCTACAACAAGGGGTGGATGACCCACAGACCGGCGCATTTGTGTAAGGTTAAGATGGACTTGCTGACCCACAAGCAGAAAGAAACCAAGTCCCACCAAAGTCTAACCTCGCAGGAGATCGGTATGGTGCTGAAGTATTGCAACGATTTCTGGAAGACGGCGGTTCACTTGGCGTCTGAGACTGGGTTACGGCTTGGTGATATCTGCTCCCTTGAGTGGGACAGTATCGACGCTGGCAAGGGCAGGATAACCGTATGGACTGACAAAAGTAACAAGCGAGTCAGCTTAAATATGTCGAAGGGATTGGCTGAAACATTAAGCAATATCCCAGTCAACGACACAACTTACGTGTTCCCTGCTGAGAGAGAGGTGTACTTGAATACGAGCAGAAGGTCTTGGTTGAGCAGCGAGTTTAAAAAGATAATTGAAAAGACAGCCATGAACATAGAGCTTACCGCTAAGGCAACGGAGCTACGGGGGAAAAGTTTCCACGGTCTACGGGGGCATTACGCTAAAAACAAAATCAAAACAGGCGCAACAAAAGAGGACGTGGCCAAGGACTTGGGTCATTCGAGTACGGAAACAACTGACATATACATCGGGACAAGCGATGAGACCGCAGTACGAAACGGCAGCTGACCGGCTAGTGGAGGGAGAAGTAGAGTCCTTACTGTTAAGCCGACACAGATTGCGCTGCTATAAGCTACCCATCTCGTACAGGGTTGATTGGATAGTCTATGATAATCATGGTTCTTTGCACGGATTCATTGAGCTAAAAGGAAGAAAGGTTTCGCGCAACAGATACCCCACCCTCATCCTCTCGTTGGCTAAGTTTGCATCAGGGTGCGACCTCGCTCGCGTTACCCGCTCCCATTTCTGGGTTGGTGCAAAGTGGGTAGACGGTTTAGGTTTCTTTCGCGCCGACGGGTGCGACGTGGAGGTGAAGATGGGTGGGCGCACCGACCGTGGGGATTCCGCTGACATCGAACCCGTGGTACACCTCCCGATTAAAGAGTTTCAAGACGCTCCATTGTAATGGGAAAAATAAAGTACGATGATGCTTGGAGGAAGCGGCTGCACAAAGCCTTGGAAGAGGCCGATGGCAACCAGACCGAAGCTGCGCGGGTAATGGGGGTAAGCCAGAACACTGTTCGGCAAGTGATGTCAAGGGATGCAGCACTCAAGGGCAGGTGGCTGGACAAGGGGGTTAGCAGTACGCTGCATCGAAAGCCGCAGCCTTTGTCGGATGCCGAGGCTATACAGAAAGAGAATCAAGTCATGGCTAAAGGCTTGGAGTCAATGGGCATAACAGGGCATTCAAAGGCAGAGGCTATGGCCTTTCTTGATTTCGGAAGGAGCAGTCTTGGGTCTGCAAGGCAACTCATTGGAGGCGGAGTTGTTAAATTATTTAGTGATTTGATGGGTGACATTACCCAGATAAGAGAAGAGTTATCCGGCGGTGTTGATGGTGAAAGAGAAAAAACATTAAGAGAAGACAAGTCTAGTCTAGTGCGTCACGTACTAGAGGCTTACGACAGGGCCAACAAAGCTGCATTGACTGATGCTGTAGTGAAGCAGAAAATGGAGGAACGGAAAGGGGGCGGAGCAAGGGGGAAGCCGGGGTTTTCTCCCGTAACAGCCATACAGATCAATGAGCCGAAAGAGGTCAACGTCACGGCCAAAGAGCGTTCGGATTCTAAACCTAACGTACAAGATTAAGTATGTTGAGGAGACCGAAAGGATCGCGGCTGAAGCTGATGGATGGTGTGACTACACAACCCAAACAATAGCCATATGTTCAACCCTTACAGACGAAGCGATGGCAGACACCTTTCTTCACGAGTGCATCCATGCGATAGGGTACGCAATGGGGGTGGAGTGGAGGAAGGAAGAGAGGGTGGCTCATCGAGTGGCAACTGGCCTGTGCCTGATGTGGAAAAATAATCCCGGCGTATTAAAATGGTGGGTCAGCCTTCTATAGCCGAACTCGAAACAGATGCCCTTGCAAGCATGGCCCCTGCGCCTGCCCCGCCAACAGCCGAGTGGCATCCCGACCTCAATGAAACCCAGAAAAAAATATTCGATGACAGTTCTAGGTTTGTGTTAGGTTACGGCGAGAAGGGGAGCGGTAAAACAATAGCCTTCGGGCATAAACTTATTCGCCACGCATACGAAAACGATAATGCGTTGGTGATGATCCTATCTCCATCAATAAGGACAGGTTCAGAGGGTATCTGGCATGACCTTGAGACCCTTATTATTCCGTTCTGGGTTGATGGCATAGGGCTTGAGACATCGAGCGCAAAGCTAGACCCCAACACAAAAGACAGGCATCGCTGGATCGGTAACCGTCATGGCGGCTGGTCTAAACTTCTTCTTATATCCATCCCTTATGCAGCTGCGGTTGAGACGCGCATCAAGGGGCCGGCCCCATCTCACATCTACGTGGATGAGCTAACACAATGCGATGGAAAAGAGTACTTCACTTACCCGGCAGCTCAGTTAGGTAGACGCAGAGGCATCACCGGGCCGCAACAATACTGTGCTTCATGCAACCCAGAGGGGCCGAGTCATTGGGTGTATAAGACATTCTTCGAGGACTGCTATGAGGAGGACGGCACGAAAGATGATGACTTCAGGGTCTACCATGTGCCTGTAACAGAGAACATCAAGCGACTTCCTGATGGCTACGTTGAAAACCTTCACCGCATTCTTCGCACAGATCCCGTTGAAAAACGTAGGCTTATTGACGGAGAGTGGGTGGACAGACCAACTGGGGAGTCCCTGTTTAAGGAGTACTTTGTACCGTCCAATCACATAAAGGGAGATATGTATAAGGGGACTGGACTCAAGCCAATGAGCGGCTTCCCCGTTACCGTTGGGTATGATCTAGGGCAGGTTTATAGCAGCATAACCTTCATGCAAATGATCCCAACTCAGGACAAAATGTTATGGATTGTGTTCGATGAGATGGACTACATGGGGGTGAGGCACTTGTATAAACGGTTAGCGCAGGAGGTTTGCAGGAAGATGGATTACTGGAACCGTAAGATGGGCTTCGAGTTTAAGTACGAACATATATCTGATAGCTCAGCCATAAACCAGTGGCATCCGGGTGGCGAGGGTAGCTATGACAGCTGGGATATTGAGCGATTTAGTGGGGGGAGAATTAAATTACAAGGGTGTCCGAAGGGGAAGGGGAGTGTCGAGGCTAGGGTTAGGTTACTTCAACAGAAGCTATTCAATGACGAGGTTTATGTTAGCGCACTATGCAAGGTCACAATTGATATGCTTCAACATCTGATATCCGATAAGAAAGACCCCACTAAACCTAAGCGATCCAAGTACATTCACAAGTTCGATGCGCTGTCCTACCCCATGCTGAAGCTTGAGCTGAACGGCATGAGAAATACCTTGCAAATTGACGAAGCCCGTCCCAGCCTTATCCATTGCGGGAGGCAATAAGGAATTATGGCGATACAAGTAAACGACAAGGTGGTTCTCGACCTAACCGACGACTCGGATCTAAGGGATTACTTTTCCAGAAAAGGGGCAGGCGAGAAGTGTTCGATGGAGATAGAAGCTACCCTTGATGAGGCGTCTAGCGAGCAGGCAGTTCTCTCAATTACGGGAGTGTCTGTTGACTCTTACTCTACTGAAGAGCCGGAACCGGCTAAAAAAAAGGCCGTAAAATTCAAGATGCGCGAAGGCGAAGCAGGAGGAGAAAGCGACGAATACTAGGAAGTCCAGCCACGGCGAGGATTGCTAGGCACTACCTAGACCTCGGTCTGTGGGACGGATGGACAATGGATCGGGTAAAGAAATGCTGTGGGTTAATGCAAGTCACCCTGCCGGAAGCGGCTGCCATCTGCTGTGTGGAGTGGTGGCAATTCAAACGCTGGCTGAAGGCGGACAAGGTTCCGTCCTATGTGGCTCTGCTATTACACCACTTGGAAGAAGATTTCGTTAAGGCTGAATATGGTTGATTTAGATATTCTTAAGCAGGCAGGGACAACCAATGAGAGGTTGAGGGAGGTACTAACGGCAGTCAAACCTGACAAGCCGGGGAAGATTTCCAAGGAAGACAAGGACAGGATAGAGCAGGACATCAAGTACCGGGAAAAGATCGAGAAGCTAATCAACTCAAGGTTGCACGAGCATATAATCTTTACGCTTAGAAACCACCACATTTATTCAGCTGTTGACTTAGCATGGGACTCGGCCCCTGTGACCAAGCAGACCATACCTCTTATCATGTACGCACAGAAGAGGCTCAGCCTCGATACGTGTGTGTCTGAACTAAGCAAGCTAAAGGTGTCTGATAGGTTTGTTCGCAAGTCGGAGTCTGGAAAGCCGGAACATATAGACCTGCCGAAGTTCTTCGAGACGAACGTGAACCTAGTTCGTTCACTTATTACACGTCGCCTTTCAGCTCAATCAAATAAGTACAACAACCTGTACCCCTTCTTTAAGTACGACCCTCGGTCAACTACCCCAACCGCAAGACTAAAAGGGGATGTGTTGTCTCAGCGCATGGACATCATGGCCGATCAGTACGACTACCGACATTTTCAAACCCAATGCATCAGGGACATGATGCTGTACGGACACAGCGTTGCGTTCCCTCGTGCAAGCTGGGAAAGGGAGGTGCAATGGCAGAAGAAAAACCTGTCTGAAGAATTCCAAGGAGAAGAACTAGAGAAGGAGGCAAGGGTAATTAAGGAAGGACTGTCATGGATAAACCCTCATCCGTCCCGTTTGTTCTGGGATATAAACCACCCGCTGAATTCGCTCAACTCTGATTCAGGTGCTGAATACGTAGGGTACTGGGAGGTGCTGAAGTACAAGGACGTGGCGCATAACCCAGCGTTCTTCAATCGCTCTACTGTTTCATACACGGACTTTACAACTGGGTTGTTCGGCAATAACCAAGCGTACTGGTCACAATACTACTCAACGATAGTGGCCCCACCTGCTCTTAATGATTTAACAAGCTTCAATGACAGGCGCAACCAGATAGGGTTGTATAATTCTGAGTACGACGATTCATCTATCTTCGTGACAGAGTTCTACTGGAAGATTATCCCCAAGGAATACGGGATCGGTGACTATCCGTATCCTGTCTGGGTGCATTTCAAGGTGGCTAGTGAAAGCACGATTATCTTTGCAGAGATCATGCCATCCAGTCCTGCTGCGGTGTACTCGTTCAACGAGAACGATAACCGTCTGGTTAATATATCAATAGCGCATGAGCTAATGGGCTTTCAGGATCAACTGACCAACCTGTTCTCTCAGCTTTTGGAAACAGCAAAGGCCGATCTTTTTGCAGTAGCTGTTCTTAATTCAGATATATTTCCTGATGATGCGGAAGGTCAGAAACTGGCCGAGGAGTTCCGCGCAACAATGAAGGGGGAAAATTTTTATGCCACCACCCATGTGCTAGAGACTAGCTTCAGTCGATTGCGTGAGCTAGGCATAGAGACTAATGCAGACAACGTATTCAAGGTGGTTCGCAGCAGCCCTAACGGAAACATCCAAACCATATTCAACGCTATCGTGCAGGTAATGTCTATGGCTGAGAGACTGTTAGCTCTGTCGCCACAAGAACAGGGGCAGCCGTCTCCAAGGGAGACATCGGCAACAGAGGTTCAGGTTATAGCGAACACAACCGAGTCCGTATACGGGTTTATATCAGATGCGATTGATGAGGGCAGGGCAGCGGCCAAGAGAATTTGTTACGAGTCCTTAATTGCTTGCGGCAGTAACCAGATTTACCTGCCCGTCTTAAACAGGTATCCGGCAGCAGTTGTCGAGGCAGCTGGGTTTAGCGTGGCTGATGCTGGGGATATGTTTGATCCGCAGATGGAGCGTAGGTACACCGTGATTGGAGAGAAGCATAAGCTCATTCACGATTATGTATTCAATAGCAGGGACGGAAGCGAGAGGTCGTCCAACATGGCAGCAGCTAACATCCTTACTCAAATGCTACCGATATTGCAGAACCCGCAGCTACTCCAAGCCCTGACCAAGGAGAAGTACTACGAAATTTTGAACGCCATATTCCGCAATAGCGGGGCGGGCGTTGACTTGAACCTGCAATTACAACCCGGCGAGGACAACAGTCTAATGCCCGCTGAGCAACAAGATGCCGTTAAGAGTGGGCAGGAGAACAACCAGCAGATGGGAGCCATGATGCAGGAGTTAATCCAAGTGGTGCAGCAGAATGCTGAAGAGATAGAGGCGTTGAAGGGAGGGCAGCCTGAAGAGTTAGCCCCACCTGTCGCACCTTAACCCGGATATCTTAGGATATCCAAAGGCTTGACATTTTATGGCGGAAACAGCAGCAGCAGAAGAGGCTCCGCAAACAGAGGCAACAGCAACAGAGCCTCAAGCGACGGAGAAAGAGCAGGCACAACCCACAGAGGAGCAGTCCAATGAGCCGACTAGTTCTCTCGATGACCCCATGTTGTCTCAGCTATGGGACGATCTTGGCATCAAGACAGAGAAGGAAGCGGAAGCGGAGGAGCAACCAAAGGCGGAGCCAGAGCCTGAAACGATAGAGGAAGCCAAGGTCGAGGAGCCTGAACCTGAACCAGAACCAGAACCAGAACCAAAGAAAGAGTTCACTGTTAAGCCGAAGCTAGACGAAGACACGTTTCGCAAGGTGGTTAGGGAAGAGCTTGAGGCGAGAGGGAAAAACCCTGACGAGCCAGAGCCGCCCCCGCAGCAGGAAGAAAAGGTTGACACCTATGAAGATCAGTTAATAGGTGAACAAAGAGATGAGCTTGACCTGTACAAATATGCAGAATCAAAAGGTAAACACACCGGCAAGGCAGCAAAGTTACTCGACTTCTACAAAAGCCTAGATGAATACGTAGAGAAATCCAAACGCGAAGACCCCAACAGATCATTCGATGACCAAGACGAAGAGTTCATGGAATACGTGCGGGTCAACAAGCCAACCATCCAACCGGCAGAGAGGGAGACTTTGCGGAGGGACAAGTTCAGGGACGAAATAGTTAACGATGTTAAGAAGGAATACGAGGAAACAATCAACGGACTAAAGGGGGAACTGAATGAGATAAGGGCTACGCCGCAGGTTAGGTCTACCTTGAAGGAGGCAGGTCGAGCGTATGATGAGTTCTCCAAGATGGAGGAGATAAAGGAAAGCGACCCGCTTAGGTATAAAGTATTCTCCGAAGAGAAGGACAAGTACATGGAGTGGGCTGACGATTTTGTTAAGCGATGGCATGGCGTAAACAATGAAGTCAACGACGGATACTATAAGCTAATAGACAACATAGAATCGGCAGCGGAATCATTTGCTCGTGCTGGTAACACCGAAAAGAACGGCCTGCGATTTCTGACGCCATCCAAATACGCACAAGCCCCCAACAAAGAAGGCTTCTGGACATGGGATCAGAACGATATCCTTGAGCATTTCGGCAGTAAGGCGATAACTCAAGCGGAAGAAATCTTAGAAAACAGGGTAAAAGAACTGGAGTCTTTCGGCTTCCAAAGGGGGGTAGCGAAAGGACAGTCGCAGAATAGTACGAAAGGAGAGCCGCAGCCAGTCAACCCTCCGAAGGCGGCGAGAGCGTCAAGTCCCGGCGCAGCAGACGGTGAGGTGGTGGACGAAAACCACCCCGGAAAACAGTTAATAGACGACCTTGGGATCAACTTCGGATAACGACGTGCCTCTTAACACAATAGGACTATTGATCGCGTTTCTATTGTGCGCGGTGCTTATTGTCCCTTGCCTCATCTATCGCGCAGTCATGCGAGTAAAATCTAAGCTGACATAACTTGTTTTTTTTACTGGTTTTTTGCCTGAAGATTTGCGATTCCGGTAAGCTGACCTAACATTCTGCCTGAAACCTTTAACGAGGTAGGAGAAATTATTATGGCAGCTTTAGGAGCATCACCAAATGACGGCACAGGGACGGCATCAAGCTATACCTTAGCCGCTAGTAATTGTACCCCGCGTTTCATTAGCGTTAGTGATTCGACGGGATGTTCACTCACTCGTGCGTCGATCCGTGCGTTCACAAAACAGGACATGGAGGATCAGCAAACGAAAGAAGTCGGAATGGATCGCATCATTGCGCAGACCAAAGAGGCTCGCATGGTAGGCGTTCCAGAAAGAACCTTAACTGATCTTCTGCTGTCACGTCACGTCAGTCTCGGCGGCGGCTCGGGCGGAAGCCAAGGCAGCGTTATTGCACCGTTTACGTTGGTTCCTCAAACGAACGTCGTTAATGCTAATTACTTTAACATCGTTAAAACATCGTGTGATCCTAACGATTTAGGCACAACAGACACCGATGCTGGGGCCAAGGCTGCTCCTCAAGGCGGTCACTACGGTGGTGCGTGGGCTGCTCGCACGGGCAATCAATCGGCAGACTTTGGAGGAACGAACGACTTATCGGTTAACGTATCTGGAACTGCATCCGATGTTACGACTCACGCTGATAAAATCTCAGCAGCAGCAGATCACTCGCCTCACTTGGGAAGAATTGCGGTTGTTGTTCAACTGGCTTCCGAGACAATGGGGTCGATCAGCAGCAACGCAACGCTTACAGGATACAAGTCTCAGCTTAAGAACTTAGGCAGATTCTTTACTCCCGGCAGCTATGTTCTTTTGGAAAATATAGACGAGTCAGCCGATTCGCTTTCCCAGAACGCTGTGTTCAGGGTGATAGAGGCAGCCAGTCGTACAACTGCGGACGCCACCGAGGCATCTCTTTCAGGTGTTGCAGTTGGTGGTCACTATGCGGTGTTGGTTTTGGAACCTAACATTAGTGCCGCAGGATGGAGAGCAGACTCGGTTTCTTCAGCTAAACACGCAGGTCTTAAGAAGTATCTACCTCGCGCTGGTACTATATCTATCATGGCCAACAGCGTATCAGACTATGAAAAATATTGTGTTCAGGGGCCAGCTCTTAACCCGACTAACCTGATTTCCTACTGGCAACAAACGAGTCGGTGGACACATAAATACTCAGACGAGTACTTGAAGGCGCTTCAGGCTCCGATGACATCCAACTGGTTCAAGAAGTTTCGCGAACTACCATTGGCCCAGCAGCGTAAGCAGCAGGAGCTGATGTCAGAGCGTGCATTCTACAACACCGTGTTCTACGGCGACCAGATCAACGAGAACCAGACTGTTGAGAAGTACACCTCGCTCCCAACTGTTACTGACCCGGACGTAAACGGCGACAATTGTGTTATTGAATACAAGGCCAATGCGTTAGGTATCCGTACCCAGTTGTCGGAGTGCGGCAAGGTTTACGGCGGCGGCATGGCCACTTCCGGCAAACAGGCAGCCCTTAACTTGGACGTTCTCTTTGAGACCATCTACCAGTTGAAGCGTTACCGTGAAGCAACTGCCGGCAGCGTAGATACCATTGACATTATGACTGACCGTTTCACGGCGGCTCAGATTCGTGATGTAATGATTAAGTACTACAAGAGCAAGTACAGCACGGACGTTAATATGTTTGTGAACATTGGCCAGAAGGTTCTGGACATGGATAATGCGGTTGCCCTTGAGTACAATAGCTATTACCTGCCGGATCAAGGCGTGAACATGGCTATATTTACGGACACTTACTTCGATGATCGCGTATCCGCTTTTAACGCGGGAGGTGTAACAAACTCTGACCCAGCTGTGAACCAGACGCCAGCCTTAGCTCGCGCCCGTGGTCGCACCATGTGGTTGATCGACTGGTCTGATGTAGCTGTTAACCTGTTGGGAACCAAGAGCGTTAAACGCCAGACTAACTTGGCCGATGACCAGTACAACTGTGTGATTCAGCCGAACGTCAAGCATTATGTCCTGAACTCTAAGAAGTTCGAGGTACGCATTGGCGATCCTAACCGCCACGCAATCATCGAGAATATCACCGAGGGTTGCCCGACTATTACGGTCAGCGGTTGCGATCTGTCCTAATAATTATCACCCGTGGGGGGTCGGTTAATCCCGGCCTCCCACTAACACTTAAAATATTATGGCACAGATTAAATCATACGATACCTTTCAGAACGTAAAGGATCATATACAGAAGGGCAGGATTCTATCAAAAGGTGCAACCCTGACGATAGCAAGCGGTGCGATTACAGTTACCGATTCGTTTCATCTGGTTGCGACAGAAGGTGCTGCCGACACTGATGACCTCACCACCATTAACGGTGGCACTCAAGCAGGGCAAATCCTTGTCTTAATGGCTGCCGATGACGGAGATACAGTTGTCGTTAAAAACAACTCAGACCCCGGCTCGACGCTAGAAATAGGGGCACACTTCAGCTTAGATACTGAAGACGATTCCATCACACTAATGTGGACAGGAACCAAGTGGATCGCACTCAGCACTCATAGCAACAGCTAACAGTTGAATTGATTTACAGGCTCAGGGGGTAAAACCTCTGGGCTTTTTTTTGTTTACAACCTACACCTAACAGTTTTAAGTTCGACCTGTTTGAAGCATTATGGCTAAGAAATACTTTGTAACAATGGCCTCTCACTTGATATCTGAACCGGGCATCTCGGCGAGCAGGGGAAGTTGGCTCTACGAAATGGAAGGAGAGAAGGTGGATGAGCTTGTTAAGAATCACCCCGGATCGCTCACTATCCTTACCAAAGAGGAATACGATGCGGAAAAAAAAATGATGTTTTCGTCCGGCTCGGCAACCGGGTCTCAACTAACTCAGCCCCCTCCTGCCCCACCTGCGGAAGAAGACGTTGAGGTAACCGAGGCAGAGGCACTCAAGGTGAGTAAGGTTAAGGAACCAGAGAAAAAATCTAACAAGAAAGGTAAATCATAATGGTAGGAGTACCCAAGAGTTTAATTTCTACTGGCGCAGGGGTGTATCCCGGCACAGTGGACGCAAACCAGACGCTATACATAACGGACATTATCAATGTGGATACCACGGCGGCAGGTGCGACGATAAGGGACGGAAGTGACAGCGGAAACCAGCTTCTTAAGGTTCCTGCAAGCTCAACCACCACCTTGGAATCCCCTCTGAAGTTAACGAAGGGCAACAAGGTGTATGTTGACAGGGCTGATGTTTCAATTAGCTACACCGTGGCTGGTGGCCCTGCAATTACCGGCCCCGCTGGTTTAACTTTTACATCTACATCTTACTGATGACATGACTTGGGCTGAGTTTCAGGGGGTGGTTAAGGAACTGCTCCCGGTTGATAAAGACCGGGGGAATATAGCCACGTTCCTGACTCGCTCCATAAAGAACGGTGTACTGGACATACAGACCTACATCCCTTTTTACAGGGCAGGTAAGACGGCCCAGTACAATATCGCACCCCCAGCCGGCAAGCTGCCTCTGACTACAGAGGGGAACGCCAGCGCAGGGAACCTTCCATCCAAGGCTAGGCCAGTAGAGGCATGGGTTGTCCAGTTAGATGACCCAAAGGTGGACGATAGCTCGGACAAGGAGTGCAATCGCTACCCTCTCAGTCCCTACCCTTACCGAAACAGGCACGATTTGGTGTGTGCCATGCCGGAGATTTACGGAGGGCGCAGCCACATAACCATTGGGAAGGCTGGGGATTTTCTAGTGTACCCATCCGTCGATGATGATGCCGTGATTGAGCTACACTACGACACGGTGGATGCGTCCCATGCTGACAGCGACAATGTGCCGTATGATGATGAGGTGGCGCAGGCTGTCTCTGCATTCGTGAAAGCGCAGGTGAGCCTAGAAGTGGACAAGGATGCGCAGATGCACGGAATCTATTTCAACCAGTACCTAACTCAGCGAAGGAAGCTGTACTTAAGTTCAAGGGAGAAGCAACAGGTTAAGTATTACAAGGGTGTGAGTGGACATTTCACGAAGGTCTGTTCAACAAGCACCGAAAACATAATTTCAAATTGCGGGTGTTAACATGGCAACTACAGCAAGTGCAGTAATCAATACTACGGACACGGGATCAGGAACCCCGACAGTACCAGATGCATCAGTCACAACCAAGTGGCAGGAATACATCTGGATACGCCACCTTGAAGCAGGAAACGCAAACAAGGCTAAGATTTATGTCTGGAACCCGAATGCTTCATCTGACTCTACTTACCTGAAGTGGCAAGAGGTTGCATCATCGGGTGCGTTCAGCGACCTAACGGGGACAGCTACCATAGCTCAGCTTCCGACGGGCATCACGGTGTCCAATCTGAGCATAGACGGAGCCATAACAAACACCCACTTGGCAGGGGGAATCACGAATGCGAAACTGGCTGGCAGCATTCTTCACGATAAGATTACATCGGTTAACGCCAGCACGGTGACGAGCGTAAGCGGAAGCAAGATACCCGTTAACACGATCCCAACCCTCACCAACACCAACATAGACAGTATCCTTGCGACGGGATCAGTAGACTGGGTAAAGGTCAATGTTGATGACGGAGAAATTCCGGGGGCAAAGATCAAGGATAGCTTGGAACACGCACAGATAAACTCTGTTAACGCAACCAAGATAACAACAGGCACGCTACCTCCTGCTAGGTTGGAGTATATGTTTGAGCGGAACCTGCCAATCATCACGCTGGCTAACGCAACGGGGACTTACAATTTACATACCGCCTTAGGGTCGAATGCTTTCGAGGGAATTATAAGGATGGTGGCTGTCGCCAATTCTGACGAAGTAATAATAGCCTTGCCGAACCCGGCCTTAAGTGCCTATGTACAGAAAGCAGCTAAGCTTAGTATTTATAGGGGCAGCAGCACGGGCAAGGTTACCATCAAGGTTTGCAACAGCGGAACAAACTCAAGTTCATTTGCAACCAACAAGATTGTAGACAACAACAACGGCATAATAACAGATCAGGTAATAGTAATGCCCCAGTTGGCCACGGCAGCAGCTAGAAAAGTTGTGATTGATTTACTTTGTGACAGTAAGGCTTCCGGTACGGACAATGGCGACGGCCAGTGGATTATAACGGGAGGCGCAGCCGTAACAGGCAAGGGCAAGGTCTCGGTAGCTGGCTTTAGAACAGGTGGCGGTACGAATGCACCACCAGAAAGAGGCGCACAACTTGACAAGATTGGAATAGGCAAGGCTCCTTCGGAAGGATCAGGGGAAACGAAAGAGGTCGGCACAGACGACGGCAAAATCCCGCCAGCAACTACCGCTAGAATCTTTGGGTCACCTCAATTGATAGATCATGGCGCAAACTACACCATAGGGCAGATTATAACGGTAGCTGATAATGCTTCCGACTGGAGTACCGAGGCCGAGATGTCGGTCGATTGGGTTGAGGATGGGCCTATTTCAACTTCTTCTGGCTCCAGAACGAAAACGATTAACACGCTCAATTTGAGGTATGCTGATTCAGAATTGAAGACGGGCGTGTACTCAGGTGATGACTATAAGTACACGAAAGAGGGCGGCCAAAAGCTGGTGCGGGTTCTTACAAAACTTGCAGCCGCAAATAGTGTGACAACCACCACTCCTTCGACCCACGCAACTGTAGCTTTTTTCTTGGAAGGAATACAACCTAATGGAACAGATGGCAATGCGCTCAACCCCGGTGATTCGTGGTATGATCCGTGGACTGGTGGTTATAAGAAAGCATAATGGCAGCTCGGCGCAGATATAAAGCCTACACTTTCACCCCATCTCAGGGTGGCAGGTTGATGGCGTCTGTCTCCAAGGACACGGTTGGTGTCAAGAACTACCTAACAAAGCGGGACTTCCGCCGGGTGTTGGACAGGGAGCAGCGTCGTGAAGGGTATGATTACTTTGCTCCCAAGGACATTTTATTTACCAAGCAGTATTCTCAGTACCCGTGGGGCGAAGGCGGTGAAAGCAAGACTGCCGAGATAAACCTAATACACATGGCCATCAGGCCGAACGGAGACAAGGCAGTTATAGTTGGAACTACAGGCGGCTACCTTTACAGGTACGAGGGAACAGATGCGCTAAGATATTTCACGGACACACGAGACAACGACCACGATGCAATCTACACCGAGGAGTCAAACTTATGGGGGAGTGAACTTGTGTCTGGGACTTACACCTCTGTAGGAACTAAGCTTTTAACCGTAGAGGAAGGCGAGGATTATTACTACACCGAGGACGCGAATGAAACCAGCTTGGTTAACGGGACTGAAACCTTGACTGACTCTGGCTACTTTAAGGCACAGTCTAATGTGGTCACGATTAACGGGATAGGGTCTTCGACGGTAACGGCAAGCGTGAAGAAACGCGATGCGTCAAAGTACTACGCGCAATCGGTTCCCTCAGAGTGGAGAACAATACACACCCCCGACAATGAATCAAAGAACAGGCTTAGATGGGAAGCGATTAACGTCAATGGGTACGCTGTGTTTAATAACGGGGCTGATATTCCATTGGTTTATAGAACGGAATGGGACGTTGCTAGACCAATATACGCCCTAAGAGAAGCCGGAGTCGCTAGGGTTGGAACCATATCTGAGCTTAGTGGCGTACTTATATGTGGCGATGTCAGTCAAATGAAGAAGGACGACATTAAAACGCAGATGGAATCATCTGATCCCTACGGCTACTACGATAAGTCGGTGGATAGAATTGGTTATAGAGTTCTGTTCTCCGACATCGACGACCCGACCAGCTTCGGAGCCACAGCCAAGGCAACTATTTTTGAAGGGTCAAGGGTGATGGCGTGGAGGTGGGTTCCTTTGTCCATAGGGCATGACGAGATAACGATAACCGGGGCTGGAGCTGGGGCTGGTAACTTAACGGCTAACATTGTCGGCACATACACAAAGGCTGCGAGTTCTTTTAGGGTCTTGGCTCCCTCTTTTAAAGGACAATACACACAAGGGGATTACTCCAAGGGTGTAAAGCACAAAGATGCTGGCGACAATGAGTTCGAGGGCATTAAGATTTACGAGGGATTAACGAGGGCGTTTGAGGTCGGGGAGATAATCCACTTTAAGAATGGGTCAGCGTTTCAGTTTACATCGAACGCGGCTGCTGCCGACATGACAATCTACGGCCTGTTGTTAGGTGATGCGCCGAACGACGAACAGGGGGACGCGGCCACTAACTATGTTAAGCTGGATGAGTTCGCGGCCTACTCAACCGTAGATACAGAAGTGGCCAAGTCTGGTGCTTTCTCCGGCACAGCAGGATTCGATGATCTACAAGATGACGGCAGCGCCGTGCTAAAAATGGCCAAGCTCCAGAACGTGTTGGTCATATACAAGGAGACGAGCATCTTTATTGCTGAATACACAGGGGACACGGCATCTCCATTCAGGTTTAACTATGTTAAGACGCCCGCATCCAAGGCGCTTAAGTATAGGCACACGGTCGCCAACGTGGAGGGCATGGCTCACATCTATGCAGGTGACTCTGCATTTTACACGTTCGATCTGGCTTCCAGAAAGCCGAAGGAGTTGCCCGACTTTAAGAATGCCGACGCGCTGTTCTTTGACAACGCAACGAGTGCGAACACCGAGAACATATATGCAGCTGACAATCAGATAACAAAGGAGATTTGGTTTGTTACCAATGGCTCATCCAGCGACAAGGCGTTGTGCTTTGATTACCTTTTTAACACTTTAAGTACTACTTCTGCAAACATCACGTCTGCTTCAACGATACAGAAACCCGGAACTGAGGAAGATTGGTTCGTTATGGGAACCAGCGGTGGGGTTGTGCTGGTTTACGGACTGACCCACGAAAGCTTTGGGAGATGGGCAGGCAAGACGTACTTCTATCGTCGAGGGAATAAGAATTATAGCACCACCGAAGATAACTACGCATCAGTAATTGAAAGCGGAGCCGAGAATTTTGGTGATGGGTTTAATGAGAAGGACTTAAGGAGCTATGTGTTGCACCTAGCCCACGCATCAGACAGTCCTGCCACCACTCTGGACATATCCGGCTACCATAACGTAGGGGACATTGTGTCCGGTGACACCGACAACGTACTTGAGACAAGAGTGTTTGAAGATCCAGACACAAAGAACCTGTTACCCCTTTTCTACAAACAACATTACTTTCAGGACAAGATAACAATTTCCACCGGCAACGCGCAGGTAGCGGGCAAGACCTATGAGGTGGCCGGAGTGGATTCACGTAGCTTTGTAAGGACAGACGACGCATGAGCATTACTCTAAGAAATACAGCGGACACAACCACGTCCCTGACATACGATTACGCAAGTAAGGCAACGCCTCTAACAGCAACTGAGGTAGACAAGAATTTCATCACGCTTAAGCAGAAATGCGACGAGCTTGCAACGGACTACACCACCACGTTTAACGCGGATGGATCACTAAAGGACGGAGCAGTAACGACGATAAGCATATCCGACAGCAGTGTAACATCATCAAAGTTGAAGGACAGGTCTGTGGACTGGTCTGGGCAACGAAATGTTCTTTATGTTTCTGATGTATCAACAATAGCCAACAAGGTGGAAGCCACAATTGATAACTACCTTGACAACACAGGATTGACAGCTATCCCGGCTAACACGGTCATATACTTCAAGTCTGCACTAGATAACACAGCAAGCGTTACTCTTACGATTAAGGACAGGAACACGACCACGGATAAAAGCACAACAATCCTATCTCTGGAGATACTTAAGCAAAAGGACGGCAGTCTCAAGGGTGGAGACATAAAGAGCGGTGGGGTTTACAGCGTGTTCTATGACGGATCAACGGTTCAGTTAACCAACACCCTTCAAGACCCTGCCGTTGAGGTGAAGGAGTCTGTTTCTAGGGTTCAAACATTTGGGCCTGTTGATTTCCCTATCGGCGACCTGCTCTCAACCGGCGTAGGCACACCGAAAAGCCATAACCTTGAAGTAAAGCCAACCAGCATCTCTGTTCATGTTGAATGCACTGCCGACGACGGGTCTAATGGATCAAAAGGAGACATGATTCCGTTGGCGTCCGTAATGGATACAAACGGAAAGCCGGCATTCAGGATTTCTGTAGACGATGACAACGTAACCGTTGCTGCGTCCGACGCCTCCGCTGGCGGTGACCCGGTTGTTAAAGTAATCGACCCTGAAAACGCTGGTGCATTAGTGAGTCTGACCTCTGCCAGTTGGAAGGTTGTAGTACGGGGAACCTACCAAAACGACAGTACGTACTCCCCGGCGTATGTGGACAGGGACTTAACGTATCCAGCAGTTTACCCAACTGGCGCAGTTACCGTTGGGAACTATATGTATGTCTTCAGTATGCCCGCACAGAATAGTTCGTCCACGTCTAACACTTTGACCAAGATAAACCTAGTAACCAACAGGGCTATCTTCGTAGCGAACACGAGCGGCTTCTGCCAAGCAGGTCAAATTAGGTACACTTCTGACAACGTGTTCAGAGCAGTCAATGCAGCACCTGAGGGCGGAAGCTCAGGCGATGGATTTGCGGTTGGTGACGTAATTACGTTAGCCACAGGGACAGCCACTACTGGCGGTCACTCAAAGTTTGTGGTTAAGGCTGTAGACTCTGGCGCGGTAACTGAAATCTTTGAACTTAACGACGCAGCGGCAACATCAAGTGCGGCTGGGGCTTACACCTCGCCACCAAGCAACCCCGTGGATCAGGCATCAGGTGGGCTTACTGTTAAAAACTCAAGTGGAGGTGATTCGTCAGGGGCTAACCTGAAACTAATCGTTAACTTCTCTGACATAAACGTATCTAGGGTATATTGGATAGGCAAAGACAACGTAATTCACTATATCGAACCAAACGGAACCGACAACGCAGAGGTTGTTGACAAGGACGGCACGGTGTCCAAAACCTCCTCGTGGGCATTTCAAGTTGCAGAGGTGTCATCCGACGGATCGGTGCTTTACGGGTTCCAACCTACGGCAGACAGTACAAACAATCTTAGTGGAATCTATTTATATACTTTGCAAAACAATGGGGGAACCGCAGTGAACAACAGCGGGGTTAATGTACTCACAGGTGACGTGAATTCCTTTGAGGGAGGGTTAGATAAAGATTGCGAATGCATCCAATGGAACCCAATCAAGCGCCGATTGTATGTGGCTGCGCGTTACACCAACCTGCTGCACATATTTGAGCTGGCCGGCGACGGATCGCTTCAAAACTACTTTGATGGAAACCCGAACCCCACCTACAAGAAGACAATAGGGATACCCGGAGGGGGCGGTGTTTCTGAAGGGGGCGATACTGACAGACTTAATTCAATCCATGTAGATTGGGACGGTGACACCGGGGAAGAGAAATCAATTTCAATTACAAGATATGCTTTGGCCGGAACGGTAACCAGAGCGGCTTGGAAGGAAGACTAATGAGAGAACATTTAATTAACGGAGCCAAGGTAGTAGCCTTAATGGCAAACTTCTATCTGTTGCAACTTATCGCGCCTGAGAGTGTGGGGCCGGCAATGGCAATTTGGCCAGCTGTTATTGCTGCGGGGGCATCCCTTATAGGCGGAGCAGCCAATCGAAAGGCAGCCAAGAAAGCTAACAGGCGGAACCGCAAGCAGGCAGAGGCAGATCGTCGCCTTCAGTACCAGATGTGGCAAGAGGGGAACGCTCTGTTCGGCCCAGCTTCGATGAGTGACCCCAACTTGAATTACTTTAAGCTTAGTCAACTGTCCGACGACCAGCTTAGGCGCAAGCTTAGTGAACACGGAATAACCCCGCAACAAGCAGAGCAAGTTTACTACAAAAAGCGAGGTGGACTTGGTGGTTTGCTTGGTGGCACGAAGCGAAAGACGCGCATGGGTCTAGATCGTGAGGCAGCCATTGAAGCCTTAACGGCAAAGAGCGGAAGACCAGACAAGGAGATGTTTCAACACCAGCTTGCGCAATTTAAAGCAGGCCAACCTTATGCCGAGGTGGAGGGGTACGAAGACATACCTGCCATGTATAGACCGATGATGGATAAGTCTCGGCAGGTTGCGCAAGGGGTGTTCGATGATACGTTAACTGATAGGAGAATTTCTTTTTACCAACCTGTGTTTGATGCTAGGCAGGGAATGGTGGACGCACGAAAGCAAGCCGAAGAGGAAGCCTTACAGGATACGTTAGGTAACTTGGAAGCGAGACAAAGGCAGAAGGGTTACACAGGAGACAGCTTGGCCGGGTTGCAACTCGAAGGCAGGGCAAGGCAGGCGTCAGCCAGAAACACAAGCAAGATGCAGAAGCTAATGGAATTGCAAAACCAGACTGACGTTCTAAATCAACGCATGAAGGGTCAGGAACTCAAGATGAACAATCTAGGTCTGGCGGGACAGCAAGCTGCAAGGGATGCTCAGATGAGGATGCTACCTGTCGCAGCGTCAACGGATGCCGCGTTGCAAGCCCAGAAGGGTATGCAGTTTTACAGGATGAAGCAGGGCGCACCGCAGCTCTCGTCATTACCTCAGTACCAACAACTGCCAACTAACACAGAACTATTCGCCAAGGCTGGCGGACAGATCGCGAGCGCATTTCAGGCACAGAACCAACAACAGGACTACCTAAGCGCACTCAAGGAGATAGCACAGATAAACGCGACAGGCAGTCCGTGGGGCAATCAACAGGGTGGGCAAGCGCCTATGTATCAAAGACAAGGAAGCGGCGGGACTTACTTCTCTGAGAAACCGCCGACCTTACCGCCGGGTTGGTAACCAAGGAGAACAATCATGGCCGAGTTTAATAGAACAGCATTGGATATGATGGATGAGCTGTATGCTCCCTACAAGGAGGCAGCAGATCAAGGGCGACAGCTACAGCGCAGCGCAGCAGGACTAGAACTCCAGAGGCGCACGCAGGTTGCAGACACGGAAGCCAAGTGGGCGCACGAGAAGGCCGGAACAATGGCTAAGTGGGCGCAAGACGCAGAAGTAGCAAGGCAATTGCAAGCAGACCGTCGATCTAACATCAAACTTGAGCTTGAAGAACGGCAAAGGATACAGGACGAATCCAAGGCGGCTGAGCGAGAAAGGATGCGACAGGAACTGGAGGACGACTATGCGAGAATGTGGCATGAAATTCGCAACAGCACCAAGGAGGTCGTTGATGGCCGAGAACACGTTAGGTATGAGGTTAAGCAGGGTTTCTTGGATGATGGAGTGATCGAGGGCAGTTGGGTCGGAGCGCCGAAGTCAACCCTGACTCGATGGGCGGCTTCTTTGTTAGAGCAAAAGAACACAGTCAAGGTGATGAATCTTGAGAGGAACGCCATCATCGAGAAGATACACGCCCTAGCGAGGACGCCAGAACAGCAGATAATGGTGGAGGAGATTCTTGATGGGGTTAAGCTGTCCGACTTACGCAACCCGGAATGGTCTAAGCAAGAACTGGCAGAGCTGCATGGCGATATCGCAACGATGAATCACATTGTTGAGAACCCGCAAATTTTATCAGAACACGGGAAGCTGGTAAGGAGAAGGGCGAGGCTCTTTAACCAAACCCCATTGGAAGAACTGTTAAAAGACCAGAACAATGCGTCCGTCTCTGCCCTCGCTGCTGGGTTGGCCTCTTCTCAAAGTCTCAGGATGCGCCTTCTGTCTGATGAAGAGGGTGAATTAGGCAAGGACGATGTAGAAAGAATAATGACCATGCTTGGTCAATCTGAGAACCCGGTTCAAGGGCTGAATGACGCGATGAACTATGTGGCGTCAAGAGATGAGGCCGGAATGGTGTTTAATGATGAGATGATGAAGTGGGCTGAGAAGAATGCTTCAGGTTTAGCTCGTGGAATAATGGTTAGAATGCAGGATTACAAACTGCAAATGGAAGAGATTCAAAGAATAAACGATACTATAAAATCCAACCTTGATATTTACCCTTGGCTTAAAGGGGTTCCTTCTACTCACTTCTATAACGAGGAGATAATGAGTGAGATGGATGCGGCGCAACCGGCGGCAATAGACGCTCTAGCACCTAACGAATCTATAGATAACCTAGCGTCACAAGGAGGGCCAGCTGGATCGCCCGAAGACGAAACCCTAACATCTGATGTTGAGTCAACCCCTCGGCGGCGGTTACAGGCGTTGCCCGGGGATCCAGTACCGACTCGAGTAACACCGGGTACAGGTGCTTGGGAAAATATGCGTAGAGACAATGCTGTTAACAGGCTGCAAAAAGAGATAGATGATTTAACGGCTGCAATCGAAGCTAAAAAAGCTGGTACGGCTAGAACAAAATCGCCGGGGGGTCGCGGTATACGTACCCCAAGCTTAGAAACGCTTGAAGAAAGTCTTCAGTTAAAGCAGAAAGAGTTAGATAATTTACAAGGTAGAACTCGGATGCCGATTCCCCGACAAGGACAATTGCGGCGTATGCTAGGCGGACAGGACTAGAGCAGTAAAATCTAATGCCAAACGAGATAGTTGATTATCACAGGAAAAACTTTCCGGGTGACAAGCGAAGTGATCTAGAGTTAACCGTCCTATACACAACCCGGATGGGCCATGATTGGGTAGAAACCAAAGGCCGCAACCTGCCCAACTTCTACCGGGAATACCGAGACACATACTACGGCGACGAGAGTGAGTTTCTAAAGGGAGCCGAACGCGGGTTACGTGGCCTACAGTCCACCGCAATGGGTGGCGTCGGCCTTGCCCTTGATGCTGTCCCCGGCGAAGTTGGATTCGTAGAGGACTGGAAGCAGAGCGCACTAAAGGCAGCAACAGAATACGGAGAGAAGGCAGCGGCCCCAAGGCTGGCCCCCCGTGAGCCGGAGTTCAAGAATGTAGAAACCCTTGGTCAGCTTGCAGATTACTCAGGTGCGTTGTTTGGTGAGGCTGCCCCATCCATAGCAGAGAGTATTGTTGTTGGTGCAGCTGGCGCGTTAGCTGGGTCTGCCGTCCCCGGCCCCGGAACAGTAGCTGGTGGCATAACAGGCATTATAGGCAAGACGGCGGCCAAGAAGGTTCTCAAGGATGCTGTAAATAAAAAAATTAAAACCGATCTGGGACACACGCTGACGGAAGCTCAGGTCAAAAACGCTTTAGCCAAGAAAGGCAGCAAGAGGATCATAGAACAGGTTGATGACCTAGTTAAGCGGCGGGCTAAGTCCATGACTTCACAGTACGGCGCACTAACAGCAAACGCCCTTAACTCCTACGGCCTTAGCTCTGGTGAAATTTACAACGAACTGGCCAACGACCCAGACGTAGACCCCGACACCGCGTTCAATGTATCGCTTACGTTTGGAGCGGTGGCTGCCGCACCTGACACCATTTTACCAAGCGTGGTTCTGAAGCGCATGGGGGTTTTTGACAGGATAGCCGGAATAAGGAAAACCAAGGCAACACCAAAAGATCGCAGCGCGTTCATGGCCTACCTAACAAGGTTTGTGCCTACAGCAGCGGGCGCGACTAGCGTTGAGGCGGTGACTGAGGGCTTTCAGGAGTACGTTAATATATCGGCTGACAAGTACGCCAAGGGGGAAGGGATTGATTCCCCGTTCGAGCTAACACCTGAAGAGGTGGGTAGACTGCAACGAGCAGCGGCGTTGGGTGCAGCGGGCGGTTTCTTGGTGAGTCCGTTGGCAGCGATCAACGTCAAGGAGGAGGCGAAAGATTTCGAGACAGACGAGGCCAAGGAAGACGCAGAGATAAAGGAAATATCAGATGTTCCCAAGAAGAAGCTGGTTACTCCACCACCCACCACCACCGAACTCGCACCAGATATAGAGACAAACCTGAAGCGTCTCGCGTTATTGTATGTGCAAGGTGAGGCACTCGCTAACCCAGAGATTGCGGCGGAGATTTTTGAGGCCAAGAAGGATGTCGCCCAACGGGTGAGGTTCAATGAACTGGTAGCAGATTACAGGAGACAGGTTCAACTTGAGGCGCTGAAGGCCAGTAAGGAAAAGGAACTGCTCACCGTTGCAGACAAGAAGATAGCCGAAGGGGTAGACCTAACAGAAGACGAGGCGTTCGCGGTACAGCAGCGGGCGGAAGGCGTCAGGAAGAAGAGCTACGTTGACACACTTATCAAGGTGCTGGGCAATGAACCGCTCGATGAAGCGGAGGTTAAGCAGGTAGAAGAGAGAGGTGGAGCGGTAGTAGAGTCAGATGGCGAAAAGTTCGGGACGACCCCTGACACGGTTAGCGACCAAGAGACAACGGATGAGGTTGTCGAGTCGCTCGAAGAGAAGCCGACCTACACCGAGGAGCAAAAGCAACAGGCAAAAGATTTAGCAGCTACGTTGGATCAACCGACACAGCCTGACGGCACACAGGTGAGGGTAGTCCACTTGCGGGACGATGATGGAGAAATCTTCAGGCATCGCTATGAACTGAAGAACGGAAAGGTTGTCGGTCACACGATGGGGCTTGTTAAGAATGTTGACACAACAAGCAAACGGAACCCACTCGAAGCAAGGCAAGAAGTCACAATTCCCGGCACAGAAACAGGGTTTATAGTGGGGGCAGAAACTCCTGTGCAAGATGCAATGCTGTGGCATCAGGGCGAGGGGGTCGTCCTTAAAGAAGCATGGCTTGAGCATCTCGAACGCATGGAGCGGCTGGAGGGGACTCAACCAGAGCCTGCGTTTGAACGTGGGTCAAGGGGCAACATTGAGAATGCCGGTGACGATCTAGGCAAGAGGGCTGCGGTTGCACATGGGGTTAGGAAAAGCAAAAAGTTTGAAGGAGCCAGCCAAGAATTTAAGGATTACGTCAACGGCATAATGCAAGAGGCGGAAGCTGCCGGTTATGAATTTAGAGATGAGACAGGTAAGAAGTGGTACGAAGGGACAACAGCCGAAGCTACCTTTGCTCCAGCAGAAGCAGCGGATGAGGCGTTAAGACTGGAGGACGGCGAACACAGCGTCATCAAGAGGGTTTTAAGCCCTGCTGTTTTTAAGGATGGCAAGTTGGTTGGCGGCAGTCTCTTGCCCCAGTACCAAGTAGTTATATTCGGCCCAAAGGAGGCGGCAGCTCCTGCGAAAACCGAAGGCGTAGATGTACCTACTCCAACATTGCCACCCGCTGAGACAACCGATGTCCCACCTACACCACCTGCTGTCGTTGACGTGGATGAAATCACAACGATGCCAGCCCCGGTCGAGGTGGGGTATGACTACGGTGAAACTGTCACCCCGTTTGTTGAGACAATCAAGAAGACGCCCCCACCCCCAGCAGATGAGGTCAATAAGGTAACCAGCTCTGACATCGCAGCCAAGCAGGAAGTAATCAAGGAGCAGTCGGACAAGGTCAACGCTCTGGCCAAACTGTTAGGTGACCTCGCCAAAGAGCAGGCCAAGCTGACTGAGAAGGAGGACGATGGGAAACTGACAGAAGATGAACAGGCCAAGCTTGACGATATACGAACCGAAGTCTCCGCTATTCAGGATTTAATAAACAAGCTAACCAACTCCATCTCATTACAGGCCAAGCGCATCGAGAACCTGAAGGGGAAACTTGTAAGTGAAGACACCATCATTGACGCCGAGACAGGAGAAGTTTCTACAGTTGGCAGCCTCAACGAAGACAGCTTGGACTATGAAAGCGGCATCACATTTTTGGTTCAGGAGAAAGAGGGAGAAGAAAGCGCCACATTCAGGCAGGTTAATAAGTTACTCAAGGGTGGACAACCTGCTCCGGCCTATTATGCGATTGACCCCCAAGGCGTAGCCACATTGGACGAGGCGCTTGAGTTGCTCGCTCAAGAGGGACAGGAAGTGGGAGACCTGATTCAGCCGCCTGATATTACCGCGCAGTCCAAGGCTTTCGGTAAGGGGGCTTCGGCCAATACTCGCAGGATGACAGCCCTGTATAGCAAAGCAACAGGGGAAGTGTTCGTTGTTGGAACCGGCAAGATAGTCAGGCGTAAGAGTCCAGATTTCCAGAAGACCGTTTTCTTTTTCAGGAGTCACGCGGGAAGAAAGAAGGGCTACCTAACACTTGAGCAGGTAAGAGAACAGGGTGACCTGATCCCGTTCGCCTCAATGCGGCTGACTTCACCAAGGACGAATCCAGTATTTCATTTCGACAGCCTTGGTAAGTATCAGGAAAGGATGGGGAACGCACCTAACAGGGTGAGGGAAACATCAGAGGCTGTAGCCAGAACACAGGCCAGCATACAGACCGGCGACGTTGACACCGCCACCCCGTCTCCCGATTTTGTTGCCGCCGTTGAGGACGCCCCGCTTCTTCAAGAACTGGTTCAGAACGAGGAGGTGATGGGGGAACTGTTTGATTACATAGAGGACGACGCCAAAGGGGTATCGGAATCCACGCGCAACTTGATAAACGAAGCCGTTGCTCGGCACATCAGCCAACAAGGAATAGCTGGCGAGCTTCAGGAGCTGGGTCGGCTGGACTTGAGTAGTAAGTCAAGTATGGACGCCAGTTTGCTCGGCTTGCTTGCGGAGGCATTGGATGCTACGTTCGCCCTATCTTATGAGCAAGACAACGCAAAACAAGAGTTTATCGGAAGGGCCGCATCACTACAGCCAAGCCTACTGGGACAGACTGGAGGAGATACGGCAAGACCTGCTATCACAGTCAAACGCTTGGAAAGAAGGCTCAGGCCGATCAACCCAGTCGACGAGAACGAGCAAGTCCTCTCCTTCCTATATCAACGACTACCACAAGAAGCACTCCGAACGCTCAATGAAGGCCATCTCGGAGCAGCAGCCATCGTCGCCGGAAGAGTTCGCCAGAAAATCCTTGATGCTGAAAAATCAGTCCCGACAACGCATAGAGAGCGCCAAAAGCTAGACGCCAAAATAAAGGCAGCCGAGGCGCGTGAGTTGACCGCTTGGGCCGAGGAGAATGGGCTGCTGTTTGACGGGGAAGAGTTTGCTCAGAACTGGATTGGTCAGGGGCGTCAATCTGGCATGGAACACCGTGTCTACTACGGCAGGGACGGTAGTGTGCATAAGGCCATATCCACGGGAGCCACTTGGTCTGAATATTTCGAGAGAATAGCCCTCAACAACTGGCTGTTCCCGTCGGCCCGTTACGAGTTCAACGGGTTCGCCATTCCGACAGAGGAGTGGAAGCAGGAGATGCCACATACGGGGCTGCTGAGTCGCCTCGATGAAGGTGATATGCCTTCGCCAATTGCCTTGGACTTGGATCAGCCTCAAGCCCTAGTTTCTCAACCGTTCATCAACCATGTTAGGCCGGCAACCGAGGAAGAGGTGTCCAAGCACATGGAAGAGCTGGGGTACTTACTGATCGACGCAGGGGCATATGATTTCTACAACCCTGATACAGGCGTAGTTGTTCGGGATATCCACGGCGAGAACGCATCCATAGACGAAAGCGGTAGTGTGGTTGTATTTGACTCCGTTCCCTACCGGGCGAGGGACTTGGACTACACCAGCGAAGGCCAGTTGGAAGGTCTACGTCGTCCGCCTGAATCAACGAAAACAATTCATCAGGTAGTCAAGGAGTTCTCTGTCTGGCATGGCTCACCCCATTTGTTTGAACAGTTCTTGCTTGAAGCCATAGGCAGAGGAGAAGGGTATCAAGCTTTCGGTTGGGGGCTTTACTTTGCAGAACGACGCGGGGTTGCGGAAGACTACAGAAGGAAGCTTTCACGAGGAGGGAGAGGCGTCATTTTAGACGACTTGGACTTAAGCGAAACTGGTCACCCGGAGCCGTTCAAACTAACCAACTTTAATCTGGAGAACATCGAAGACGAGCTAACAGATTGGCGGTGGGAGAGTTTAACTAGATCAATCGGGATACTGGAAAACGATTCAGATACAAAAGATTTTCTGTTCGCCGCCCAGCAGGTAGCCAAAGACCTAGATGGCGGCATGGAAGCTTTGAATGATGAAGTGAATCGGGATTTACTACGAAAGGAGGGAGATGATTTCGCGAGCATCTTAAGCGACCTTCAAGAATTAAAAGTCCCGATTGATACGATGACCGACAAGGAGTTGACTCACCTTTGGGCGGGGATTGAGCGAAAAGCAAGAGAGCGTGCGCTGAAAACAAAGATAATGTTGAAAAACGCTTTTTCTGACATTAGGAACTGGTGGTTCGAGGGGGGACGTGAAGCGTGGATAGAAAGAAATAAAGATGAGTACCTTACTAGGGGTGAAGGCGCGGTTCTGGACGCCATAAGGAACGAGACAGAGAAAGTACCAAGCAACATATCTATACAGCCAGACCTTTTACCTTTTTGGATTCGGGAAGATTTGTTTGAAGCGATCAATGGCGGCGCGGAGCAAGTAAAGGTTAACATGGGTGAATCAGTTTTGTCGTGGCGAAGAGGCGTTGAGACTTGGGTCAGCACTCCGGTGCAACTGGATTCAACCCCCGGCGAGGTTTACCGTGTCACAAGGAGAGAAGACATAATAAACGCGATGCGTGCCATAAAGGATGGCGAAGGGAAGAGCCTGTGGGTCGAAGACTTTGACAACTACATAACCGAATGGTCTACCTCAATTGACGAAAAAAATGGTGAGCGACAAGTGGACGAGAACGGGGCCGAGGTTCCAGTCCTGCCAAAAGAGGCGTTGGCGAAAGGATACTCTAAGGCGCTGGATATAGAGAACGTGGACTGGGGTATGTTCTCGCTTGGAATGGGGGAGTGGGAAGGATTCGAGGCATATGACCACGACGCTGGTGCTGGGGGACTCATCCCATCTGAACTCATTCAAAAATCAGAAGACCTTGGCTTCTCCTCAGAAGAATTCAGAACATTTATGCAGGTCAAGGCCGGGATTGAAGGTGGAGAAAGCAAGGGGGCAGCCTTCGGGTCGGTCAAGCAGAAGATGATAAGCAGGTTCGGGTCTAAGTTTAGCGAAGAATACCATGTCTACGACAAACTGCTGCGGTCGCTTATCGAATTGTTTCCCCGAGGTGAGGCATGGGACGCTGAAACTGAAGATCGGTTTATAGAGACGTTAGCAATGGATGTGTGGCCACTCCGCGAAGCAATGAAAAGGAATGTAGAACTATTGCACTACCATTCCGAGCCGGAGGAGACTCTTGATCCAAACTACGGCCAGCCTAGGACAGATCAACAAAACAAAGAGGATTTTACAGACACTATCCCGATTATGATTAGCAGAGCGTTAGGTACGACTGCAATTGAGTTTTTCTCTGAAGAAATTTTATCGGGGGGCAAAATCCCAAAGGATGCGAACGACTATAAGGGAGGAGAAGATAGGTGGCGAGAGTGGGACAAATCCGAAAGTCAAAGAGAGGAGAAGATTGAACAATGGTTAGATACGGACGCAGTTAGTCTTACTGGCCCCGGATTTGAGGGTACGCATTTCCCTGCCGGCGAAACCGTGAGGGGATACATAAATAGATTGATGCTCGCTGAACAGGATAAGCTTAACTACCTGAACAGATTATTCAAAAGGGTTGGGATAAAGAATGAGGGCGCACTGTATAGCGTGGACTTGAACGCAGAAAGCTGGGAGTTCCTACTACATGACTACACCCTGTTGTCGCAACTCGAATCAAGCGAATATTTTAACGAAGGCAACACCACGGTTAAGCAGAGGAAGAAGCTTGCTGAAATATTGATGCGCGTGGTCTTGTCGAGCCCCGAATCCGGTAGGCCGTCCAGAGATAAAACTGCCAAGAATATGGCTGATGAAGTCGATGAGGATGGTAAAATGTCATACAGCGCAATAGAAAAAATCCTCAAGTTTAATCCCGCACGTAGTATCTTCCGCGACAGGGTGACGGTTTCCCCATCACTAATCAGATCCAAGGGAATGGACTTAAGGTCGAATCTTGAGCAGGACATTTATCTTAGGCGAATGATTGAAGACGAGGAGTGGTTGTCATACATCAACGGAGAGGTGATGGCACAGTTTTACGAGACTACGCAAGGGGCTGCGTTGGACGAATGGAACCGAAACCACAGGATAAAGTTAGATCGGCTTGAGGGGTGGTTCCGAACCGGGCGTAAGCTTCCGGGCGGCGATCTGGACTGGCTACCTGAAGTGTCTTACTACGCCGCTGAAGACGAGGCATGGGGGCCGGCATTCGAAGAGAAATACGGAGAAGATGCTCTGCCTGAAGTACGTTTTCTTAGGCTTACGCCGGGGCAGGCCGTGAAGTTCGGCAAACTGAAAGACGGGGGTGAACTTGAAGACAATAGCAGCTACTGGGCTAAAAATGGGCGCAAGGACGCTGACCGACCTGTACTAACGCACGAAAGGATATCCGAGTTTCTCGCTTACGAGTTAGACCCTAAAGCGAGCATTGACAAGGCATTGGATGCGGAGGAGGCTGGTTATATCGTAGTCGATCCCGGCGACACGCCTCTGAAAAAGAACCAATTCCTAACCGATATTGGGTTTACTCAGGCGCGAGAAAATTACGGGCCGGATGCCTTTTTACTTAAGCCCGTAGTGATTCCGGGGCAGGACAGGAGCGGGAGCGGGGACTTTCCTCGGTGGAAGCGCGGAGCGGTCGCTTACAGGAATTGGATAAAAAGAACTAAGGGCGACAAGGAGAGCGCCGGCTTCAAGTCAGATGTAATGAAGGAAGCGGCAGAGACCCTCAGGGCAGCTGGGTTTGCAGGTATAAAATATTTTGATGGTCTCAGCAGGGATAAAGGAAAAGGGACAAACAACTATGTTATGTTTGACGAAGCCCGCATTAGTATCATCAACCGCAACGGCGAAAAACTAAGCCCGACCAAGGCGCTGGAGCTGGTAATCTCGGAGCAGGAGCGAATAGCTAGGAAATGGCAGAGCAATACGCCCGCGTCAAAAATACCGAAGCAATGGAAGGAGTCTATCGACAGGGACAAAAAAGCAAACAAGGTGGATGTTGCCGGAACCACCGCAGATCAGGTTTCAATTAACCCTAAGATCCCAGACGAAAAGGTAGTCTCTGTCAGGGTAAGCAACCCCGAGAAAATCAAACCCAAGGCATATAGGGAAATCCTAATGTCGATAGCCAACAACAAGTTCAAGGACGAAAGCCACAGAGCGTTAGCCCGAGAGCTTGCCGACGCAAAAAACCCTCCGCTCGTGGTATATGCTGACGGATCGCAAGAAGAACGGTTCTCTCTCAAAGGAAAAAGCCAAGCCAAGGGGCATTACCAAACGCAAGGAGGGGTCGCGAGCATTGTCCTTAACGACTGGGCAGTGGATACCAGCATGGACGAAACAATGCTGCACGAATCCCTTCACCACCTAACGCTTGACGCGCTAACTGCCCCTGAGACTCCTGAGCAGAAAAGGTTCGCAAGGCAGATGAGGACTATTCATCTGGAGGCCGTCAAAAAATACAATAGCTTTCTCGAACTTGTCCCTACGTCTATGTGGGAAACGGTCGTTAGCAAGAATCTTGGCCTTGGGGCCATCGAAAGACATTTGGAATCTTTGCCAAGCGAGACTTTCACTGACCTAACAAGAGAAGAAGCCACCAAGATTTCTGAAATACTGTACGCCTCGTCTCAGAAGGAAGGGGTTGGCTTGTTGGAGTACGGACTGGCTGATGTTGACGAGTTCGCTTCAAGCTTAACGAACCCAGATTTTCAGAAACTACTGAACGCAATGCAGGCGTCAGAAAGGACACGGGTGTCACCTGAGAGGAGAAGCCTATGGGATCAGATCGTCCAGCTATTCGTTAACTTCTTCAACGCGAGCGAAGGCTCACTTCTTGAGTCGGTAGTAACCGAGGTGCTTGGGTACAACAGGGCTACTTTGGGTCAGACAATCAAGTTCAGCCCGGAAGAGCAAGTAGACCCGATCAGGCCAAGCGATGAGCAGGTTAAGCAGAAGTTCATAGCCACTCTGCAATCATTGGCTACGTCAGGTGTGGACGTTCAGGTTCTTACGGACGGACTGAACAAGCAGTTAGGTATGTACTCAGACAGGGCCATCCAACTTGTTATCGGAGACCTAGCCAATCCAACCGTTGATAATTTCAGGCTGCTGCTGCACGAGGCGGGACATGATCTCTTTGGCCAGTTCACCCCAGACCTGAGAGGTGTCTTCCATGACTCGGTTCAACACCTAACGGATGAAGAACTGCAAGTTGACACAGAGAAGCTGACGCAGAACATGGCCCCGGATAACCCGGTGTTCGAGACCATGCAGGAAGAACGGCTGGTTGATTCCGTGGCAAGGGAGCTGGCAGCTTCTGGGTTCGACCCTTCCGAAGCAAAGTCTTGGGTAAAGAAAGTGCTGAACTACCTGAGGGAGCTTTACTACCGAGCATACATTGAGGTGCAGCGAGCCTTGCTGGGCAGCGAGAACGTCAACGGCGAGATCGTTCGCAGGTATTTCCTACTGAGGATGCAAAGCCACCTAACAGGAAACTACACCCCTAACGCTATAACCATGATGGGGGGCGCACCGATGACCGCCGAGGAGTTCGGGCAGGCCAATCGAGGCGACAACTCTGAGGTAACAAAAGTATATGACTTCAACACCGGCATCGTTGAGCTTAAGGAGATACCGTCCACCTCGGTAAAGAACATACTTTGGAACAGCAAGCGCCGAGTTAAGTTCTCGGAAGATGGTAGCATAGAGGAAATCCCGATTGACCCACAGCCGTTACTATCTAGACAGAAGGCCGTCGAGGAGTATATGCAGACATTCTATGAGGAGCTGTACCTAATGTTCAACAACAGCGGCGAGAACGCAGAAGGCATAGGGTTCGAGAAGTTTGTTAAGGATTTCCTTAAGTCGTATGTCCCGGCCGATGAAATCACAAAGCTGGTGGAGAACGGTGCGAGAGCCGATGCTATGCTTGAGAATCTGGAGGAAACAACCGCCAGACCAAAGGCAGCCAAAGAAATTTACAGAAGAATAGAACAGGTGCGGGCCGCTTTCGAGAGCGCCAAGGGTGCAGCGTATTCGAGGAAGGCTGAAAGCTCAATGAACCGAGCTAAGAGACACGCCAGCAAGATGAAGGAGTTTCAGGCCAAGTACACCGACCTAACAACCTACACGGAAAACATTGTCGGAATCATTGACCAAGCGTTAAAGGAATACGCCAACCAAACCAAGACAAGCAAGCCGCACCTAGTAGCTAAAATACTGAAAAGCCTTGACCCGAAATATAAGTACAAGAATTACAAAGCAGCCCTAGAGAAGGCGAGGCGAAAAGCTCTAAACATGGAGGACGTGTTTGCGGCAATGGGCAACATGGACTTGGATTTTGAAAACACCGCCCCTGAGCAGCTTGCCTTACAGATACGAACTGAGCTGGCAGGAACGACGTTAGGTAGCAAGGTGGAGGACAATGTGGTTATCGCGTCCGTCCTTGGTTTTGCCAAGCGTTACCCGGAGGCCATGATCCTGTTGCAATTAAGGAGCGACAAGAACCGGGGCAACGTAGACAGGGCAATCAACTTAATGCTGAGCGACAACTCGGCTGGGATAACCGAGGCGCGTCGTCTGCTGCGAACCGCAATCACCAAGACAAAGGAAGGCGAACGACTTCACCAGCGCATACTGACCCTCAAGAACAAGATAAGGTTGATCTTCAACTACCAAGAAAAGCTACAGAATAAAGTTGATGCCGGCGTTGTGCTGGAACCGGCAATGCGCCAGAGGCAGGAAGAGATTTCATCTTTGTTTGAGGCAGAGGAGGCTGTCATCAAGAAAGAACCAGACCCGGCAACAGGCAAGCCAAGGGTCGTTGGAGTTGGTCAATGGGAACCGCTTCACGAAAGCTGGGTGTTTGTTCCAACCAGACCCGACCTTAGTGTCGATGAGATGTGGAACAGCAAAAAGCCGGACGGCACAAGGTCTTACCAAACAAAGATCAGGCTTTCGGCAACAGAGGACTTCGGGAAGATAACTAAAATCATACAGCTGCAAGGTGAATGGCTCGCTGTTAACGGGGAAGAGGGGGAGAGGCACAGTAAGATTAAGCGACAGAGGGATCGCCTAATGGAGGTACAAGCCGACTTCGCCCAGAAAGAACTGCAACAAAACTTTATTTCTAGGGCCATAGGGGATATGGCTTCCAAGCTGGAAGGGATCGGTAGTGCGCAGTCAAGGCAAATAGGTAGACGGCTGCGCAAGTGGGTTAGCTACGTTCATACATATGGAGGACGTGTGACTACAGGAAAGGGAGCGAAGTGGGCCGAAGCAATGGACAACGCTATGAAGGCTACGAATGCCTCAAGCAGAGAAAGCTTCATGGCAAGATTTTACGATCCATTCTTCACATTCGCAGCGGAGAACTCACACATAATAGAGATGTTCCCCGGCAATATTGCAGCAGCAGAAAACGAAGTACTCAAGAGGGGCAAGCTGTATCTAAGTGAAAGAACCAACGGGGAAAGCGATAAGGCGTGGTCGGAGCTGGAGAGACTGTTTAGGTCAAGCGCACAGACAAACGGATACATCGTAAACATGGGAGAGCAGATGGGGGTTAAGGTTCTCGATGAAATAAAGCTTCCCGGCGGAGGGGTTCGTCACGTATTCCGAAAGGCGATTGGCTCACCAATGTTCTCGCTCATGCGAAAGCTGAACGACAATACAAAAGACCTATTCAACCACCTGAATCAACAATTTGATTATCAGAGCAGCACACCTGAGGAGGCGTTGACCGATGGAAATGTTAGAGCTGCGGCGGAGGCTGGCCCTGAAGCGTTGCTTGCGCTGTTTGAAGGAAGGTTCGATGACCGAACAATGAAGGAGTTTGTTGAACCGATAATCAACAGGCCAACTGGAGCATTTGATTCGTCAAGAGAGCAGGGTGGGATAGCGTATGACCCTGCCGAGATCGCAGCTGCTTGGGAAGCAACCGAGGGAGTAGAGGGGGCGGAGCGTGTTATTCAGTTCGCCTATAATCTAGCCCAATCAACCGCAACCTCTGAAGAGCAAATCGTTGACACGGTAACCGGCATCATGCGCGTCTTTCCGAAGTACTACAATCGACTAAGCACCTTTTACCAAGGGCTAGAAGCCAAGCAGGCCGCGAACCCGGTTCCTGTTCACACCGTTATGGACGCCAGAATGGCTCAGGATTTCCCGGCAGAGTGGCTATCTTATTCGACTTACTCGGAACGTGAAATGCGCTACTACGCAGAGGCTCTCTCGTATGAGTCAGCGTTTGGCAGGGATTTAGTAGGGATAAGGAGGGACTTCGATGCACTTGTAAGCGAGCTGGAGGGACAAGTAATAGCCTACAAAAAGATTTACTCTGAGGTAATGGATAACGGCGAAGTCAGCAAGAGGATGAAGAGCCGTAAGATAAGCGAGATAATTAAAAAGTCAGCCACCGGAAAGGATGGGGGCAACCCACGACACTACACAGTTAGGGTTCTCAAGGCTGCCGAGAAGAACCTAGCTATGGTTAAGGCTGAGATGGCAAGGTTCGAGCAAGCCAACAGAAACAAGACAACACAAGTTGAGTACGGCGCAGCGATGGAGCTTATCAGTTCGCTTACTGGGGCCACCGTTCAGGGACTATCGACCGCCATCACCGACTTAAGTACGGCAGTAGAGGGGCCGTTCCGAAAGTATGGACTAAGCACATTTGCGCTTTCCAGTCTGTTCAAGAACGTAAAGTACACAGCACTAGACGCCATAGGCACGCTAATACAGGCTCTCCCTGTTAGCTGGAACGTCAACGCAGACAGGGTGAAGCGGAGGACAAGACTCGGGATGGTGGACGACGACGCCTTGGTCACGTTTAGACAGCGATACGTCGGGGCTATGGGAGATGAGTTTCGCTCAGAGGGGATGACCGGCAAGGCGATGGAAGCGTTATCCCGTGGGATCGGTGTACTTTTGCAAGCTGGAATCGGCAAGGCCAAAAACAAGGATCAGCTTTACACCACGCTCAAAGCCGCCCCGTTCACCATGTTTGTTAACTGGCAGAGCGCAGGCGTCACGGATTCAACATTTGATCTCTTTACTGACTTCGTCGCTAGGGCAGGAGAGTTCTTTTCCCAAAACCCTGAAGCAATGGCAGACGAAAACTATCAGCTAACAGCTAAAGATTTGGGACTGAAGGATAGACTGTTCGGGTTAATACAGAACGAGAAGGCTTTCGATTACATAGTCAACACAATGCAGCAGCACGGCCTTAGCCCAACTCGGCTTGGGAGGGAATGGGTTCTGAACGGCAAAACGAATCCGCTAACCGATGAGCATTATCGTCGCATAGCTGCCCTATCTGCCACCGAGATGATGCTGGAAAATACCGCCGTCACTCAACCGTCCGTGATGATGTCGAATAAGATTATGTTAGCAGCTAGGCCGCTACTTAGATGGGGTGTGGCTAAAACAGCTGATCTAGCCAAGGTGCTTCCTCAACTGGTTGACTCTCAGAATCTTAACATTAAAGACCCGAACACGCGCAAGGCGCTCAAGGCTTACAGGGATTTCACGATAGGAATGGGGATGGCCATTGTTCCACTGTCGTTGGCTTGGGCTATGCTTCGGGACAAATACGACGAAGAGCTGGTTGGTAAACGAGCCAACCTGATGAGATTCGGGGAAGCTAACCCATTCTTCGTGATGTTAGATAGGCTGGACAGGGTTGGTACATTTGGTATGGGCGGCGAGGTCGCCAACACCCTGCTGAATATGGATAACGCGAGGCAGTTCGGGATTGACAACCGAGTGTTCGCGGTTAACTCAGCCCTATCGCTGGTCAAGGCCACAGGCACTTGGATCAGACAGGGGGATGCCACATACGCTACCGTGGGAAGACCCGCAATGATGGCCTTAGGATTTGGAGGTGCGCTTCAGAACTTCCAGTTGGCAAACAATCTGTTAGGTGCGGACAACTTTGAGTCCAGATACGCCGCAAGGGTTAACGTCAACAACATCCTGAGGTCAGCGGGCAAGGAGTTGGAATTGGATGTAAGAAGGTTTGCCGGCGGAGGGGCGCTCCCTACACCAATGAAACCTTGGATGACGGAGATGGTTCTTTCGGCCTATGCCAACGACGGGGCAGCATTCAGAAGGGCATACAGGGGGGCTTTGAGGGCTGCAAAAGCTATGGGCAAGGAAGACCCAGAGAAGAGCGTCAAGGCATCCCTGACTATGTACCACCCGCTACGCTACGTGTTCAGGACTGCTCCACTTGAGAATGACTTCAGCAGAATACTGAGAACAGCCGGGGGCGGCAGAAGGGACATAAGCGAAGCCATACGCCTATTCAATAGGTACGCAACCGAACTTGGGATAGAACCCTATATGGGCAAGAAGGATAAGAAGTTAGGATTCGACCCGTTCAAAAGACAAGAAGCACCTGCCGGTTTTGCTCGTCCAAGAATGGACTACAAGTCGTTCTCCGTTGACAAGGGAAGCGCGTTACCTTTTTAATTGTGTTAGGTATGAATGCGTTTCTGTTCTCATCTCCGGCCACGGAAGCAATCAAGTCGGAGACAGAATCTCCCTTAAGGCAGAAAACTGCTACCAGTCCAAAGCGCATAGAGGGAGAACTCCCGCCTGCCCCAGCCAGCGAAAAGGATGTTCCTGAGTGGTGGAACGAAGCAACAACGGTACTGGACAGGGTGAGAAAAGAAACAAACGATTCTTTAGAAAAAGTAGAGTCGCAGATAAATGCGAGTAACATAAAAAAGCTATACGAGGAAAACAAAGACACCAATTCGTTCTCTGACTTTTACAAGGACAGGCTTGAAAACCTAGAAGATGCGTTAGGTATAGACGGATCTGCTATGGGTACAGGCAACGAACAGGAAATGGATAATAAAATTATCGGTGGAGGATCATTCTAATGAGTAATGTACTAAAAATTAAATCAAGGCAGACGGGTGCGGCAGGTGCGCCGGGGTCGCTTGCCAGAGCCGAGCTTGCATACAACGAGCAGGACAACACGCTTTACATAGGTCACGGTAGCGGCACAGATGCAGACCGTACCAAGAACGCCATCGGAGGTAAGGGGGCATTTGTTGACCTTGCTTCCACGCAAACACTTACCAATAAAACTATTAGCGGTAACGGCGCAGGGCTAACTAGCATTACTGCTGGCAACCTAAACGGCGTAGTCCCTTCTGGTAACTTGCCCGAAGCTGACACCTCTACATCCGGCATCATTGAGACTGCGACCTCTGCTGAAACAACTGCCGGTACAGCTACGGACAGGGCGTTAACCCCTGCTGGTCTGGCTGGATCTACTGCTGTTACCGGGAAGAAGCTCAATGAGTTTACTGCACCAGATGGTTCGGTAAGCATGGGCAGCCAGAAGATAACAAGTCTGGCAACACCTACGCTTTCAACTGATGCGGCCAATAAATCCTATGTAGATGCCAACTCGTCTGGCTTGGATGTAAAGGAATCTGTAAGGCTGGCAACTACAACGGCTGTTGGGTCTGGCTTCCCTGACCTTTCCTCTGCCCCGACCATAGATGGGGTAACGGTACAGGACGGGGACAGGGTTCTCGTTAAGGATCAGTCTACGGCCAGTGAAAACGGTATATGGACTTGGAGTGATTCAGGCACAATCTTTGTCAGGGCTACAGACTTTGACACCAATACAGAGGTAACGGCTGGAGCATTCACCTTCGTAGAAGAGGGGACTGTAAACGCCGACTCAGGTTGGGTACTTACGACCAACGACGACATAACCGTAGGCACAACGGGATTAGCTTTTGCACAGTTCAGTGGTGCAGGGCAGATCACGGCTGGTGATGGAATATATAAAAGCGGCAACACCTTGTCTGTACTGCTCGTCCCAACTGGAGGATTGGACTTTGCTACACATGGCGGTAGAGAAAAAATTACTGTTAACTATAGTGACGCAAATGCGCTTGGGACTCTTTCGGTAGCCAAAGGGGGGACAGGTGCAACCTCGCTTACGGCTGATGGTATCCTATACGGAAATGGAACATCGGCAATACAGGCCACGGCAGAAGGCAACAATAATCAAATACTCTACTCGAACAACGGAACTCCAGCATGGACGACTACACCCGCAGGACTAACGATAGATTGTGGAACATACTAAATGGCCAACACTCTTCAGATTAAGCGTAACACTAGCGGTGTACCTAGCGGTTTAGAGGCTGGTGAACTGGCAGTAAATCTAACGGACAAAAAACTCTATGTCGGCAACGCTGCTGCTGATGGAGTTCTTCAGCTAAACGAACACCTCCCCCTCGCTGGCGGCGAACTGTCAGGTGGATTAACAATTGCTACAGCCAACGAACTAGCATTTGGTGACAGTAACACGAGAATATTGGGTTCGTCTGGTAGCGATTATTTGCGGTTTGATCCAGATGGGTCGGAGGGTATGCGTCTCACGGCAACGGGGCTAGGTATAGGGACTGCTGCGCCTACTCAAAAATTGGATGTTGTTGGAGGTCACATTCGCATGGATTCTGGCATGTCCCTTCAGTGGGATAACAGTCACGAACGCATAGAAGCCCTAAACTCTGGAATAATAAAATTCTTCACCAACAACGGTCAGGCCATGACCTTGAAGGGGAGTTCATTGGGCATAGGCGTAGATGACCCAGCGGTTAAACTGGATGTTGACGGTAGTTTAAATTTAAAGAGCGAATACAACCTAACATGGGGAGGCACAGCCGGGGCAAACATCCCTTTGATCTACGGTAAGGCTGGTTCTGGTGGCCATTTAGCTTTCCATTCGCAAGGAACCGATGGGGAGTCAATGCGGATTGATGCTAACGGTCGGCTTGGTATAAACACGGTTTCTCCCGACTATAAACTTCATGTCGCTGGCGATTATATATTCACCGACATAGGCAAAGGTTTACGCCTTGGAGGTAGTTCGCATCAAGTCGTCAGGGAGGACACCAATGAGCTACGAATTAAAGCTGCTTCTGCTGCTGGATATACAACATTTTATACTGGCGATGGTGGTGAAACCATGCGGCTGGATAGCGAGGGTCGGTTAGGTATAAAAGTAACACCATCCGCATGGCACTCAACGTACAATGTTTTACAAATTGGGTATGGAGGTTCGGTTGCAAGGTGGGGTAATTCTAACGACGGCGATCTTTCCCTCTACAATAACGCATACTACGGTACTGTCTCCGGTGACACTGACTATAAATATACATCTAACGGTGGAGCTTGTCGGTACTACATGACTGACACAAAACATGTGTTTCAAACAGCGGGAAGCGGCTCGGCAAACGACACGGTTGATTTTTCTGATATTCTGACCATAAATTCTGACGGAACTACCAAGCTCGCTGGCAACGTTGGAATCGGTATGACCCCTAATGCCTCCTACCCACTGGTGGTAAATACTGCCACGGATTGGCCAGTGGGTTTTTACAGAGGAGGAACGTCAGAGTGGTGGTTTAAAATCCCATCAGACGGTTCGTTTTCTATACATGAGGCGGCAGGGGGTGATCGGCTCTCCGTTGCTACTGGGGGAACGGTAACAGTCGGAGGAAACTTAACTGTAGGTGGTTCATGCACTCTTGCGGCCATATCAGGAACTAGTGCTACGTTTAGCGGAAGCGTTTCGTTATACAATGGCTCAAACTTGGCCGGGAGATTTGAGGTGGATAGTGGGCTGGACACATATATAAATTCTTACGGCTCAGGGAATTTCATAAAGTTCAAACAAAACAATGCGGATATACTGACGCTGTTTGAAACATTCATCTCCATTCCAGATTCAAAAGAATTGCGCTTCGGTGATGGCAGCGATTTACGAATCCGACACAACGGCACGGATAGTTACATAGATGATGTAGGGACAGGGAGGCTCCTCATTCGCAGCAACCATGTACGGATAGGCAAATATACTGGCGAGGAGATGATAGACGCCTACGCCGATGGTGCTGTTAAGTTATACCATGACAACGTAGTCAGGCTAGAAACATACACCAGCGGAGCAATTGTCACGGGGCAACTCGGAATTGGCTTGACTCCCTCGGCTGAACAGAAGTTGCACATACGCTGCACCACGGACGTTAACCTCGCTATAGGTAACGCTAGTGGTTCGGTAAAATTCAACGCACTTAACGATGCGGTCACGGCAAACGTCCCAATGGAATTTGGGGCAAGTTTATTTAAACTAGTTGGGGGCAATGTTCTGGTTGGCTCGTTAACTACCACACAGAAAGTCACAAAGTTCAGTGGCAACTCCACGGGCATTACCATAGGAGGAGCTACACCTACGCTTGCCCTATGGGACACGGATAACGCTGACCATGTTACCTATGTGGCTAACGCTGGAGGTAACGGATATTTAGGAACAGCAACCGCAAGCCCTATATACTTTCAGCCGGGAGGTGTAACCGAATTAACTCTGGAAGCTGGCGTTCTAAACTTCACAAGAACCGCCGATGAAGGAGAGCGTTCGTTGATGGTTCGCAACTCCAATACGACGCTTTTTGTTGGCGTAGAAAAAGAAGAAAACGGTAACAGGTTTTCTGGCAGTTCTAGCGACAATGCGTTTATCGGCACAACGAGCAACGACGGTTTAGAGTTTGGGACAAACAACAGCGTTAGGGGCGTGATTACGGCTGGGGGCAACTGGGGTCTGGGTACTACTGCGCCAAGCTCCAAACTTCATGTAGACGGCGGTGACATTAAGCTGTCATACACCTCTGGGACTAACCCCTTCACCTTAAGGGCTATAAACGACGCCTTCTGGATGATAGGTGACAATGCGGCTACTCAGGAGTGGGTAATGTCCAGAGCCTACTCTCACGACGATGCATTTCACTTTCGGTACGCTCCCGGCACAACAGGGGCAGGGGCGGGGATAATGAAGATAGGCCAGCAAAGTAAAAACCATGCTAATTATACACATGGGATTACGGCTTTTTATACTAACGGCATTGAGGCCATGCGTATAGGCCCAGACCGAAAAGTCGGCATCGGAACATCCAGCCCCGGTGGAACCTTACACACCGTTGCGTTACCGGGAACCACGGGGTTAATGACAGTTGGGGCAACGGGCAACAACATAGCCCAGTTCTATACGAGCGGCAGCGCAACGGTAATGGTGCTTGATTCTGATGGCAATGTCGGCATCGGCGAAACGTCTCCAGTTGGTGGCTTGGTCGTTAGGACTGACGATGTTGACGCAACCGCCTCGGCAAATGTTTCGCAGTATTCGTTAAATATTCACGGCAACGGAGTAAGCGACGGTGAAGAAATTGGCTTGGCTCTTACTGCATGGGCCAGCGGGGGTTCGCTAACCACAGGGTACACTCCCGGTGCGGCAATAGTACATGAAAGATCGGGAAGCAACAGTAAGGGTCATCTTCATTTTAGGGTTAAGGGATCAACAACAGCAAACGCCGCTTTAACGACGGCGATGACGATATTAGACAACGGCAAAGTCGCCATCGGGACTGCTGCGCCAAATGGAACTTTAGATGTTGCAGCTACAGGAAATGAAACTAATCCTACAATACAGGTTGGATATTCAACTAGTAGCCGAGCTAATTATAGATTTGGACTTTATAGTGACAGCGAAACTGGGTATTTAAGCAATAAAAATGGCAACAACGGCATTCGTTTTGTTCATCGGGGCGGCACGGTTATGCAAGTGGGGTATGGGGGAGATGCCTCAACGCCTTATGTCGGCATCGGGGATTCCGCACCTTCTTCTCTTCTGACCCTCAAGGCAACTGAAGATGGTGCTGAAGACATCTTTGCGATTAAGGCAGATGATAACGGCAATTTATTCCGTGTTGGAAAAGATTCTAACGACCACGGTTACGTTGAACTTTTTGACGGGGCTAGTACGCCAATAAAGGTGAGGTTCAACTCCTCAGGCAGTTCATATTTCAACGGAGGAGGGCTTGCCATAGGTTCAACAGACCCCGGCACACATGGGTTGTACGTCTATGGTACTACTCTGCTTAAAAACACAGTTCAATGTGATGATACACTAACGGTAGGTTCCACTCTTTCGGGAACCTCTGCAACTTTTACGGGTAATGTCTTTGTTTCTGGAAGCATAGGGGCGGGAACTACAGTTGACACGGACTACAAAATAAAAGCGGGAGGCCATGTTAATGTGGTCGGTAATCTATACTGTTGGACTTTGTACGAATCGTCCGACTATAGGCTCAAGGAGTCAGTATCACCTTGGAATGTCTCCACCGCCTCAAGCCTTGTCCAATCTTTGCCTGTCTATTCCTACAGGTGGAACGATAAATCAGAGTCAAGGGAATCCCAAACACAAGACCGAGTTGGCTTTCTGGCGCATGAAGCTGCCGAAAAGATTCAGATAAACAATTTAGTAGACGGGGAGAAGGACGGAGAAAGATACCAGAGGTTGGCTCATTCTGAAATGGTTCCAATCTTGTGGGCAGCACTTCAAGACGCACTCAAACGTATAGAGGAATTGGAGGCGAAGGCATGAGAGATTTAGACGCACCAATTCTAGTCTGCCTGTTCGCATTTTTAATAGCGATGGTTTATGGGGCATATAATGTGGAGGAGAAAATTTATGATGAGATAGTTCTGCCTGTTTGGCCGACAGCGGCAACAGGTTTGCCTATGGAGAGGTGGGGTAGCGGAATACGATGACCATGAAGCCAAAACTAGGAAAATTGTACCATGTTCAAAACGACAAGCCCAAGTTTGGGGCTAACCGTAGCTATAAGTTCGTCCGAGTTCGCGACAACTGGGGCGTGGAAATGAAACTGTTATTTACTGATAGGCAAATTTCCGAGGCAGAGAAACGTGCCGCGAAGAATCCCGAAGATATAGTGAGGAAAGTCACATTCAGAGATTGGATTAGAAAGTGAACACTAACCTCGTCCAGCAATTGTCAGACCCAGCCGTGCTTGAAGGCGCGGCGAAGGGTTTCATGGCAGAGTGGATCTGGGTTTTTGCTGGCGGTGTTTTATTGCTGTTGTTCCGAGAGCTGATTCAAGAGTTCGCCGCTGGGCTGGGCGTTTACTTTAGTCGCCAATGGGCGGTGGATGAAATTGTTTTCCTCAATGGACGGCAAGCTAGGATAGCTCGGATAGGAATGAGGGAAACAACTTTCTACATGGCTGACCGAGGCAGGGAGACAGGTGGTGCTGGAACGGTTATGAAAGTCAGGAACACAGCTTTGTCTACGATAACCTGCGAGAAAATTATGTGCAACCACGCGCCTGAATATTTACCAAAAGGAAATGAGAAAATGGGTCCACTGAAGGTCGAAATAGTAAACAAGCCAACAAAGTCAGCAGCAAGAAAATGATTCAAGATAAACGAAACTTAATTTCTGATTTGTTTGTAGTGATTGTGTGTTTGCTTGCAATCATCGTGGGGTCTGGTTGCAAAAACGTGCGCTCCATAGACGCAGGCTTTGGTGGGTTGGAGGTAGAATACTGGCCCAGCCATCCCTCTCAGGAGGACAAAAGCATTTTTGATTTTAGCGCAGTGACAAACCGAGTGAACACAGTTCCAGCAGGCTGGAATGGTCCTGTGCTAATGCAAAGGAGATAAAATATTATGGCTAATACATATAAATGCGTGAGGCTTGAGCCTCTCAGTAAATATGACAACAAGGACTGCGTTTGCTCCGTTGTCATCGGCATGACGGCAGAAAGTGGCGAGGGCGAATCGGCATACATAGACGGGGTATATCATTATCCTATGGGCTCCATGCCTACGGTTGCTGAGTTTCAGGCGGGAGCTAATGCGCTCGTTTCTCAGTTCGCGGCTAATCAAGGTTGGTTCGCCAATCTGGATGCCCAGATAGAGAGTGCCAAAAAACGGGATGTTGCGACCCAAGGTTTTGAAGCACCTGAAATAACAGTGGACACTTCGGTGGAACCAGAAGCGGGTAGCCCTGCTGCCCCAGCGGAGGAAGAGAGCAGCGAAGAGAGCAGCGAAGAGTGAGGCCGATAGATATAGCCAGGGCTGAGTATGACGAGGATTCTGTCCGCACGTTTTCCGAGGACATGGACTTCTATGCGAACAAGGCGTTCCTCTGGTCAGGCGACGATTGTTTTGTCATGGCCAGAGCGGTGACAAAGCGCGACCTGGCATTTGCGACAGAATATAGGTTCACGTTCAAAAACCCTGACACCTGGTTTGTTTATTTGGCGGCGGGAAGTGTTCCCATGAGTCGGTATTTAGAGTTAGCGCCTCACAGGTTAGAGTATGTTGCATGGCATAGGCATAAATCCAGCCAGCCGGTGTTGAAGGTTTGGGGCTGGGATAAATTTGAAGAGAAAGTAAAAGACAATGGGTAGTACAAAAGTAAAGGCTCCTGAGAGAAATTATGGCCGCGAGACGCGAGAGACGCTCCAGGCCCAACTAGACCTAATGCCTCAAATTATGGCGGCAGAGCGCAAGTTCCAGCCGATGCAAGCGGATTTAAAGATGTCGCTTGCCGAGCGGATGAGTCCTCGTTTGCTGTCGTTGTATGAGAACCAGATAACGCCGGTCCTGAGCCGCATCGACGCGAGAGCGACGAGAGCCCAGCGCGAGGCTGACTTGCGAGCAGTGCAAGAGCTTGGTCCTGGCTACACTCAGGCACTCATGGATGCGGACCCTGACAAGGCTCGCCTTCTGCGAGGGTTAACCTCACAGGCCGAGGAGGAGCTCGCTCTAGGTGGTAGGCTTAGTGCCGCCGAGCAGAGGGCCATTCAACAGGATGTGATGAGTAGCCGCTCAGCGATGGGTATGGGTTATGGTCCCAGCGATGCCGCCTATTTATCGCTCGCACAGATGCAGGGTAGGCAGCAACGTCTGAGGGACCGGCAGAAGTTCGCCGGCAGTGTGGCCGCTATGAGGCAGAATATGCTGGGAGACCCATTCATGCAGATCACCGGCCGTCCCTCACGGGTAGGGCATGGATCTGGTGCTGGGATCTATGGACAGACCCAGGGAATGTCACCTACGAATTTGTTCAACCCAGAGAGTCAGTACGCCGGCAATCTGTACTCGGCCAATGCACAGGCCAAGCTGGCAGCAGCGACTGCAACGGCAGCGAACAAGTCAGCGATGATCGGAGCAGGGTTAGGCGCGATAGGCAATATGTTTAACTTTGGAGAATAAAAATGGCATCACCGTATTTTAGTGGATCAACGCCTAGCAGCTTTTTGCCGCAAGGTTTCATGGAGGCAGCGACTGCTCCTGGGCGCAATTTTGCAGCCGGACTCAGTCAGCTTAGCAAAGGAATTGGCCGGCGCTTGGAGAGAGCCAGGGAGCGCAAAAAGGACGATGAATATTTTGACTTCATTGAGCGCATGGGCAAGACGCCCAAGACCAAGACGAGCACCGTCACGGTCCCTGAGTTAACCGAGCGAGGTAGGCCCAGGACTGACGAGGCCGCTGGCGATTATTTCAACGACCAACTCGCTGCTCGCGACTCATACCAGCGACAGCTTGATTGGTTGAGCTCTCTTGAGGGAGACAGTGGAGCTGGCAAAAGGCTCAGGGCATATGCCGCCGATGAGCTACCGGAGAACCACCCTCTCCATGCGTTAATTGCAACAGGCGACTTGATGATGGAGGAGGCCGCGCAAGCTAGTGCCGAGGAGATGGGCGCTGAGTTTAATGACATGGTCTTGCAGTCAATACGGTCACGCACACAAAGGTCAGACCCTGTGCAGCGCCAAGGAGGTCACAGGATTGCTGATCCGTTGTCGCAGATAGTGATGGACCCAGAGGAGAGCCAGCGGGTAAGCCAGATCTTGGAGGACGCACACAAGGAGTCCGAGAAGTGGCTGAAGGATTATACCGCTGGGGCCAAGGCCATGATGGCTGACCATGAGAAGAACCTGGATGACTTTATGGCCGGCAAGGACCGGAAGGGCAAACCGCTGATGGAGCTCACCGATAAGGAGGTTGAAGTCACAACACCCATGTCCATTAAGGAGCGCCGAGATATTGTGATGAGTGACTTATCTGGTCTCGGCCGCAAACTTGGCAGGGAGCGATACAAGGAAGCGAGGGCTGAGGTTGACAAGCTG